TGCCGACGTTGGGCTGCGCCTGAGCGCCTTGCGAATAGGCTGAGCCATTTGCCGGCGAGGTCTGCACGACGCCTGGATTTACGGGCTGCTGCGCGAACGCGAGGACGCCCGAAGCCAGCAGAAGCAAGACTGCGAATCGTCGGATCATTTGCCCTTCTTCCGCACGAACTTGATCTCTTTCGCGTCGAGGTCGTAGACGTCGAGGTCGATGTGTTTCGCCTGCGCGAACTGGTAGGCGTTGAACTTCACCGCATCCATCAGCGCCGCCTGGCGCTGTCGGTTCTGTTCGATCTTCACCAGCATCTTCTGGTTCTCGATCTCCAGCTCGTCATGCTCGAATTGCAGATCGCGGATCTTGCTGCGCTCCTCGATCGGAAACGGATAGGCGGCATCGCTCACCGTGACGGCCGGTGGAGGCGCAGGCTGGGCCGGCGCCGGCGCAGCCTGTCCCAACGCAAGCGTCGCGCCGAAGAAAAAAGCGAAGAGGGAAAATCGATTCATTTGTAGATCAGGTCCATGCTGGCATCGTTGGCTGCCGTGGCAGTCGTATCCGTATCGGCAATGCCTTTGGTGAGCGAGTACGCGATGCCGCTTGAAAATGCCAGGCCTTCATCGGAGTGAACTTCGCGCTCTGTGCCGGCCTGCACCGGAACTTCATAGACGATCGTGGTCGTTCCGACGGTGGGCGCGGACGCGGTGTTGTAGAACCGCATGTAGACGGGATAGGCCGCGTTGTTGTAGATGGCCGCTCCATAGAGCTGGCCGGAAGAGCCTTTCAGCACGGTGCCGTTGGTGCTGGCCGCGGCGAGCAAGTGCGACATAGTCACGCCGCCACTCGTTCCCGGAATCAGCTGCACAGTCGAACCCGCCGAGCAGCCGGTGCAATTGACGAGCACGCGTCCCGCGGAATCGAGCTGTAAGGGCTCCTGCTGGCCCGTAGAGGGCGAAACGCCGCCCGAGTTGTAAACGCCGCCAGTCAGAACCGAGTTCGTTGCGGCGGTCGCGCCCGCGGCCACGTCCAGCGCGACGCCGCTGTTGCCCAACAGATCGACCTTGCCGATGGTGTTGCTGCCAGTGGGCAGCGCGGCCTTCACGTTGACGAGCAGATTGGCTGCGGAATCGAGCTGCAGCGGTTCCTGCTGTCCCGTAGAGGGTGTGGGCGCCGAGCTGTTATAGACGGCTCCCACTTCAAGCGAGTCGGCGGCCGCGGTGGCGCCCGCAGTGGTGTCGAAGATTCCGCCGGCGTTGCCGGTGACGCGCACGTTCCACGTGCCCGACTCGGTGACCGGGACGTTGTTCGTGACGTAAGCATTCACACCCATAACGTTGACCGCGCCGGGCGCGGTTCCGTAGGCGGAGGGCGCCCCAAGCGTGGTGGCGTCCCACTGGGTGACGTTGACGGGCTGCTGCGCCAGCGCGAGCGAGCAGAAAACGAAGAGCAGAGCGAAGAGCTTCACGAGTTTCATAATCGAAGGTTCCTTTTTCTTTTGGAGTCGAAAAACTATTGCCAGAAAACATCGACGACGCAGTCGCCGGCAGCGACGGCCGTCGCGTCGAGGTCCGCGATCCCCTTGGTGATGGCGAGGCCAATCCCAGCGGAGTACGTGATGCCGCCATTGATCGAGACTTCGGCGCTCTCGCCGGCCTGCACGCCGATCGTCTGCTGTGGCGTGCTCGATCCAGGAACCGGCGCCGTCGCCAGGTTGAAGAGCTTCACGTAGATCGGATACTCGGTGTCGTTCAAAACTTTCCAGCCGGTGACCAGGCCCGAAGCGTTCTTGATCAGATTGGCGTTGGTGCCGGCAGCGGCAACCAGGTGGAACAGCGAGCTCGGCGTCATCTCGTCGCCTCCGCCCACCGGGATGTTGCCGACGAGCTCCCAGGAGTAATTCTGCTGCTCATAGAGATTTCCGTTCGTGAGGTTGTAGTAGAGATCGTCATTGTTGTGCAGCGTGCTTGGTGCGCCGTACCCCGTGTACAGATTCGGGCCAGGGGGCAGCGTGCCTCCGCTTTCGTTGTAGAAGGCGCGCAGCCGCAGGAGCGACCGGAAGACATAGCTTTCTCCGCCGATCTCGTATCCGAGATCACGATCGACCGTGTTCTCGGTGAACGTGATGGTGACGCCGTTCGGCAGAGACGTCCCGACCAGGTCAATCAGCAGCCCGCGGATCGTTTCCGAGATCTGGCGAGCGACCAGTTGGCTTTCGGCGTAGCTATCGAACTGAAACTCGCCATCGATCAGCGCCGTCGTCTGGCTGAGCGTGGTCGCGGCCGGCGGCGCGTTGAGCACGTTGATGACGATGAAGCGTGCCGGCGGCTGCTTCGAAGCGGCGCCGAAGAAGAACGCGCTGACCGCATTCGCCGGCGCTCCGTTATAGGCGCCTGGTCCGATCAGTTGCTGGATCGGTGTTTGTGCGGCGAGCTGCGCATAGAGCGCGGGAAGTATCGGCGCCATCGTGAATTACCGGGCGAACGCGCACGCCAGCACCAGCAGGCAGAAGATCCAGAGGCCGTGAGCTTCGCAAAAAGTTTTCAGCGTCATCAGCTTTGCTGGCCAGCGTTCTGGCCAATCTCCATGACGTAGAGCCGCAGCTCGATGTGCATTTCGTCAGGATCCTCGATGCCCATGGTCTGGAACATGCGCTGCTCCAGTTGCAAGGTCATCGACTCGACGATGCCCGGCTGGTACGGGATGACGACCAGGTGCGTGACCTTTTGCGCAATCTGCTGCGCTTTGTCGAGCTCCTGGCCCTGCAGGGCGCGAAATGCCGCCCAGGACGTCCCATAAGCCGCGGGCGGTCCCGTGCTGCCGTCGACCACGCTGCGGATCCCCGAAAGGTAGAACGTGATCTGCCGGGTCATCGCGCCGATCGGCGTGTAGCCTCCGGCCGGCGGAGGCACCTGGCTAAGCCGGCGTAGGGGCAACTATTGCCACCGAACGATCGCGAACTTCAGCGAGGCGTTGCTGCAGCTGGTGTAGACGACCTGTCCCGTCTGTTGCCAGCCGATCAGATACTTCATCTCGATCATTGCGATGCCGCTGGCTGCGACGCTGTAATTCGTCAGACTGCTGTCGGTGCGTCCGAAGGGATCGGCAACGCTCTGCACCGTGAAGGTGTAGGCGCTGGCGCCCGAGTTCTGCACCACGAGGATCTCTTGCCCGGTGACGGTGAAAGAGTTCCCATTGACCGCATCGCAGGCAACGGGGGCGACGGTGAGATCGCCGGCCACTACGGAATAATTGTTTTGCTTGAGCTGCGTCGGGGTGAGCGGCGTCTGCGAGGCAAAGGCCAGCACGGCGACGAACGTGAGCATGGAAACGACAGCGGTGATTTTGCGGAACATGGATTAGTCTCCTCGAAAAAAGTTGAATTCCAGAACTTAGCCGCGGGTCTGCGCGACGTCGATCACGCGCCAGTGCCACAGCTGACTTACTAGGTGCATGGGGACGATTCCCGGAGTGCCGGCGACGACCGGTTCGCGGTTGTGGTACCAGTGAGCCAGAAGCTGCAACAGCAGCTTGATCAAGCCCATCGGGATCTCGCAAGTGTTGTTAGTCGGGGTGCCATTGCCCCACGGGATCTGGCCGTAGCCGGCGATGAAGTGCACCTGCACGGCGTTTGGAACGTAGAGGCACGAAGGCCAGAAGGAGCCGGGCAGTGGGAAGATTCGCGGCGGTGCGCTGTCTGCATCGTAAATAAAACTTCCCTCAGGCGCCGGGCCGATGCAGGTCCAGATCAACTGCATGCCGTCGGTCGTCGTCGCGCCTGGCGTCGTAGCCCAGCTAGGCGTGGTTGCGCCGGAAAGATAAGTGCCGTTTTCATTCCCGTTCTGAACGGTCGAGACCTGCTGCTGATTGCCGTTTGGATCTTCGATCGATTCGGCCAGCGAGTACTCGGTGAGCGGAAGCCAGCCGAAAAGCGCGGGGTAGATGTGATCGACCAGATCGCTCTGGTCGTCGGTGTAACTGAGAGAAGTGATCGACTGCAGCGGCGAACGCAGCAGTTTGATCATCTGCGAATAGTTCCACAAGGTCGTCGAGTACCGCGGCAGCGAGTAATACGCTGGCGGGTAGGCCATCTGCGACATGACCGAGTCGGTGAAATAGGGAAAGCTGTCGAGCGACTGCCGGTAGCCCTTGTTGATGAGACTGCGTCCGGTGATCCGTTCTACTTCTTCGCGCGCGGCCTGAACGTATCCCGCGATCAGCAAGTCATCGTTGGTGACGACCTGCGGAACGCGCAGCCAGTTCTTCGCCTGGGCGAGAACGACTGGCTCAACTGCCGGCGGATATTCTTCGACGATGTAGCCCATCTAAATTCTCAGCGGCGCCCGCGCGCACGCGCTGCGGTCTGCGAGACCGCTTGCTCTGAGGCCGGCTTTACCATGGCGCTCTCGGGTTTGGCGCTGCGTGCGATTTCTTCGGCGACGCCGCTCGCCAGCATGGCGCGCGCGACGTCAGGCAGAAATTCTGCGCATTGGCCGCTCTCGCGGATCCGGACGGTGACGAGCTTTGGAATGCTTTCAGACATTTCGCTTCTCCAAGTTCTCGGGACCCAGGCTCTCGGGAAGCCGGCCGCGCGCGAGGGCAGGTTCTCCCTCGGCGCGGTCGGCAGGATGGATTCCGCTCTCTCTGCTCGCTGCTAACTGATCGTGACGCCGGCCTGCTGGACCGGGATCCAGAAGCCGTTGCGGGCCACCAGAGTGACGAAGCTTCCCTGGGTGCCCCCGAACGTGATCAGGTGATGAGACGGCGTGATTTTATTGGCCGCCGTGGTCACGGTATGGGCGTGGCCGCTGTTGTCGATGATGGTGATTTCAAGACCGTCGTTCCCTCCAGCGGACGGCGCGCCGGCCACGGGGGTAGCGAGAGTGCAGGCATCGACGCCGGCGGTCTCGATGAATGAGGTGCCGCAGATCGGCACCACGGTTGCCGCGCTCAACCCTGGAGGTAATTCAAGGGCGCCCGCGCCACCGGTGATGACGTCAGTCGTGCCAGTAAGAACTTCGAACTGGAAAGGCAGATTGCTGCTCTGCCCGACGACAGTATCAAAGTCGGGAGAATTCGGTCCGACCATGGGGCCGGGAGTTTGCGTGGTGAATTGTGTCATGGGAGTAGCTCCTCGGAATGTGAATTAGAAAACGGTTGCGCGGTCCAGCTCCCGTCCCCACTGAAGGCAGGGACGAGAGCCAGGCTGCGGAAATTGCGACTAGCTGCTCGCCTGCTGCAGGTAGCAAATCGGGTGGGTGCCAGCGTCAAGCAACTGGCCGTCGGCACGGGCAAAGCCGATGTAGGCCAATTGGCCATAGTCGGCGAAGCGCTCGCGCAGGGTCAGGATGCCCAGCTCTTTTACGCGACGGATGGTGTACTTATTCAGCTCGCCGAAGAGAACCGTGTTCTGGTTCGTGGTGGCGACGGCCGGCGTCGGCGTCATGTCGTTGTTGATGTGGTAGGGATAGTTATTGATCCGGTCGGGATCTCCCGTGGCCACGCCCGGCTTCCACAACGGACGGCCGTATTTGTCGAGCAGCACTTTGATCACGCGCAGCGTCTGATCGTGGAACATGTACGCGGCGCCACGGCGATAGAGAGGATCGACGGTGTGCTCGAGATTGTCGAGGTCCTTCGAGCCGATGCTGGTGCCACCGGTTTCGGCGCCACCAGTGTTGGTGGACGAACCCGCGGCGATCAGCGGCACGCCATAGGCCTGCCCCGGAGTCGCGGTCGGAGTGCCGCAAGCGGCGATGACGGCCGTAACAATTCCGTTCGGCTGGTTCGTGCCCGTGCCCACCGTGAAGTAGGTGTTATAGGCGCGGCCGAGACGAATGGCCATTTTCTTTTTCAGGTAGCTCTCCATCGGGAAGGCCGAGTCCTGCAGCAATTCCAGGCTCAACTTGATCATCCTCGTGGAGAACTTATAGGCTCCGAAGAGCACCTGGCCGATGGCGACGTCTTTCTCGGTCACCTGCTGACCTTCGCCGACGATCTCGCCTGACACCGTGGTGTCGTTGTCGGTGGGATAGGGCAGCGGTTGGCCGGTCGCGGTGTCCATGATCTCGGAAACCTGCAGCATCGGGCCGTAGTACTTCAAGGCCTCTTCCACTTCGTAGACGAAGCCCTTGGGAACGAAGTAGCCGCCGAGCGACAGCGAGCCGATGCCCATGTCACGCTTCTCGCGATCGCTGAACTCCATATTGGAGCCGAGCAGGAAGCCGCGGAATTCCGGGTTTTGCCCGAAGATGATCTCGCGATCCTCGACCGGGCAGCGGTTTGTGTCGCCCATCTGGAACGCGATCGAGTAGCGCCGGAAGGCCTCGAAATAGCGGAAGTTGAGATCCTCGACGGTCTGCCGGATGTCGGCCGAGACATGCTCGAGGGCATGGTTCTTGAAGATGAGCTCGGATCCGCGCTTGGTCACAGAGACGCCGTGAGTGCGCAGGGCGCGATCGTAGGCGACGATTGCGGCGGGGATGTCTCCGCCGCCGATCGGATCCTGTGGCGGACGCCTGGTACCACGCATCTCGGCATCGAGACGCAGGGCGCGAGCTTCGCGTGCGTTGTCGTCGCGGATCTGGTCGCGCTCGGCAGTGAGAACGTCGACCTCGTCCATGATCTTGTTGAAGGCTACTTTAGCTACGGTCCTTTGATCGGTCGTCGACTTAGTGTCGGCGATCGCACGGCGGTGGGTCTGCGCCTGCTCATTGAGCTGGGCGAGCTTCTCCGCGATTTCGCGTAGTCGTGATTGACTCATGGTCTTTTCCTTTGGTCCCCGTGGGGGGGATTTGAATTCGGGACAGCCTGGCGCCCCCGGCGCTGGGTTTCTCCGTGATCCCGCGTCCACCTGGGCGATTACGCCCGGCCGCTTCCGGCGTGGATGAAGGCTTTGATCTTGCAAAACTTGATTAGGCGACGGGCTTCATGCCCGCGAGACGCAGGCGCGCATCGATCTCATCGAGCGCCGCGGCGCGATCGCCGTCGGGCTCCTCGATGCCGTCGTGATCGCCGTCGTAATCGGGATTCGAGCAGTTCTCGCAATCGCCCGTCTGGCACTCGTTGCAGCTGCACTGACACTGAGTGTTGCTGCCAGGGCCGGAATCGCCGCGCAGATCCTTACGCTGCTCGGCGCTGAGGCCGAGGCTCTTCGCCTCTTCGTCCGAAACCGTGATGCCGTACTTTTTGCAAAGCCGGACGAGTTTCTTCCAGGCCGCGGGCTTTTTGTCTGCCGGGATTTTCTGGGTCTGATCGAAACGCGCGAGCGCGTTGCGCAGGTGAGACTTGATCTTCTCCTCCGATTTGAACTTCCAGGGGAGAGACCAGGTCTCCGGCTTCTCAGCGTCGCC